CAGAAGTTCGGGAATGAAATTGAAATTCCAGATGGTGCTATTGAAGACCGGCTTCTGGAAATTGCAAAGCTTCGGAACAACCTTCCAGAAGTTGTTGACCCAGATACCGGACTCAATGCAGAAGTCATTGATATGTTCACAAAGCGTCCGATTTGACACGAGGCCTGAAAGGGCGTAAACTCCATCATAGATTCATTACGAAGGGAGAATCACATGCGTAATTGCGACATTTGCAAAGACCGCGAATCAAAGTACGATGCTCGTACGATTTGGGGTCCTTGGGCTTATGTGTGCGAGAACTGCTTCAAGCAGTACACACATAACAAAGTTGAACTCGGTTTTGCTACCAAGTTGACAGCGGCGTAAGACCCGTGTATAACTGAACAACAACATTCTATCCCTAGATTATTTTGGACATTTAGGGCTAGATAACCGCACAGGCCTGAGGGTTTTGCCTTACTCCTCCCTCAGACTTTTGGGAGTGCGTTGTCCCGGCACTCGCGAACACGGGACACTTAAGTTTCCTAACTCAAAAGGTTAGGATTTCGCAAGCATCAAAGGAACGGTTCTGGAGATGCGAGGCTTGGTGGGTTGCTCCGCCACCTGCGAACACGGAGCATTTCAAACTACAGAAGGAAAAAAACTACAGTGACAAAACAACTGACCGGCATGCCGTGGCTTCGCCAGCGCATGACCACACTGAAATACACATCACTAGAGCAAGTAGCTGTTGACATGGGAATCAACCGTGGCAACCTGTACCGGTACTTCGCGTTAGAGACGCGGCCAAGTATCGCGATGCTTCCGGTGATGACAGAAGTTCTCGGCGTGAAGACGGACGAGATGCTACGCGTACTGGAAGTCAAGTAATGGAATACCTAATCGGTTCTATTATTTTGATAGTCGGCCTGATTGGATACTCCATCTGGTGGGACTTGTACAAATCACGGCGTGTACTTGTCCCAATCATCTTCAATCAGAAGAAGTATGAACGGATACAGAACGGCCTGGATAAGCACATTGAAGCGATGTGGGAACTAGCTGGAGGAAAAAAATAGTGACGGACATCTTTCAGAGATTTGTCGCAGACATCTCTAACGAATACGGTTACTTCTGCGAAGAAGAAGGTAACACGGTGTCAATCTACAAATCGGCTCAATCCGTTGAAACCGGTGCTCAGAAGATTGGCAATTACAAAGACACAAAGACATCAACCAAGTGGGCTAAAGCAGCTATCTCATTGATTGCAGAGATTGCAGCAGCCTAGCAAGAAAAAATAAATCCCCCTTCAAGCTGGTGCAAAGATGCCAGCAAGGGGGATTTTCTTTTTGCTAGGTCCGGGAAAAAAATTTTTGATACCTCGTGCGGCCGGCCAACTCAGCTGCCCCCGGACCAGAAAAGATAATTTCGGTTCTCGTCATCTCCGGCGATTGACGACACGCTACGATTTGACAAAAAAGAAATAATAGACATAGAATCAGTTTTGTAAGTCCAACACCTACACAAGGGAGATACCAGTGAACTGGAATCAGTTTCTAAATGCAGTACGCGAGAGTTACAACTTCTGGGAAGATGAAGAAACTCTCACCAAGTTACAAGATGCTTTCTACAACACAGAGAAAGATGTTGAGAACGAAGGCAACGAAGAACTTGACCAAGATGGTTGGTGGGAGATTGCAATCATCAACATCGAGCAACTCGGATTTGAGGTGAAGTAGAGATGCCAAACTGGGTCTACAACTCGTTACTCATAGAAGGTGACGAAGACACGATTGACAAACTTCGTGCGACTCTCAAACAGCCTCACGACTTAGTAGATGGTGGTACTCCATACAAAGTGGACCAACCAATCTCATTTCATAACATCGTGCCGCTACCTTCAGAAGAACTAACCACGATTGACCAGCACACAGCGTGGGGAACAAAATGGGACGCTTGTTATCCAGAAGAAAGTGATGCTGATGATGTCACACAACTCGTCTACACTTTCCAGACTGCGTGGTCTGTTCCTACTCCGGTGATGTACGCACTCGCAACTCAATGGCCGACTCTGGACATCTTTCTTGACTTTGAAGAAGAGACAGGTTGGTTCGGAGAACTTCAATTCAAAGGTGGAGTTATGGTCAAGGAAAGCTTCATCGAACCTGTCTGCCATCAAGACTATGTTGATGGTGACAGAGTGTGTCAATGCGAGAATGACGAAGCACGATACGAAGACTGTCCAAACTACGAAGACCCTGAAGACTAAGGACGACACGCGGTTTTCTAGATGGATTTGACATTGGAATAATAAGTCGCTAATGTCTGTTATGTAAGACAAAATAACTGAATAAAGATTCTCTAGCAGATACGATTTGAAAATGTCATAGAGTGATGCTAGAGTGTGAATACTTCATTAGAAGGTCTACTGAAGTAAGACACCTACAAAGGGGTGATGCGGTGTGAGTACCGCAACTGTAAGCAAGACCAAGACCACGACAGCAGTCGTCTTGGAGTCCAATACCATTGCACTTGATGGTACGAATCTCGCTGAGCTTATCGCTACGCTCAACGACACCAAAGATGCACTCAAGGTGCTAGAAGCACAAGAGAAGGCAACTCGCTCTGCAATTCTAGATTTGATGCAGGGTGCTGAAGAAGCCACCATTGGTGGAGTCGTTCAGGTCAAGGCAGTAGAGCAGACTCGCTCTGGCATTGACAGCAAGATGCTCAAGGAAGTTTTCCCTGAAGCAGCCTCTGCTTGTGCGACCAGCACGACCTACACGACTCTGCGAGTCAAGTAAGTTCTCGTCAAGTCGGGGGGTGCGACACACCATCTCACTCCCCGATTTGACACCATTCTAGAAGTAATGTACCTTTAGAGATGTAAGACAGTAAGACACCAAAACGACACCTACACAAGGGAGAAATAAAGTGAGCACAGCATCACTCGTAGCACCGGCTACAAAAGAAGTTCAGGGTTGCGCGTTCTACGCGGAATTCACGAACGCTGCTGGTGACATCTATCAGATGTTCATCACGCCAGATGGTATCAACGAAGAGGGAGACTTCGTAGTCTCTCATGTATTCAAGCGTCGCTTGACTGCCGAAGCTCAGAAGAAGCAGTGGAGAACTACGGTTCTTTCAGCGATGCTGGTGGACGAAAATGGAATGAGCACAGAAGAACATCGCTTGACTCGTCTCAACAACATCAAAGACACATTGAATCGTCTCAACTTGCGTTTCACGCTCGTGGGTGAACCATTCTTTGTTGAAGTATCAAAAACAGACTTGAGTGAAATCGCTCAAGGTAAGACACCAATCAAAGTAATCTATCGAATTGGACAGACTCGCAAAGGCTTAGGCTTTGACGAGATGTTCGCAGAAGCCAAGTAAGGGAGAAAATCATAATGGCTACTATCAAAGACACATACGCAATCATAGGCACGACTTTCGCATCTCGTCTTGACGAGTTTATGGCTCAATCAACTGTCGTTGATGCTGCACTTCGCATCAACTCAATGGTGACTCCACAGGGTCGCTACACGAAGCGAGCACCACGCACCACGAAGCCAAAGAGCACGACACCAGCAGTTGATGTTGATGTAGTTTCTGCGACTTCTGTAATCGCAAGTGAAGATAACATCTTTACTCGTCCTAATGGCTCTGCCTATCACGCACGCAAGTGGGGTGAACATCAAGATGTCGCAACTCTTCGCAAAGCTCGTGAAGCAACTGCGATGGTGATGTCAGGTGTTGTAGGTTCGCCTATGTTCGCACTTCTCTATGGTGCGCCGGGAACTGGCAAGACTGCTCTCGTTGAGGGTGCGTTTGGTGAAGTCAATCTTGTAATGGGAACTGGCGACACAGAAGTCTCTGACTTCATTGGTGGTTATGTTCAGACTCCATCAGGTGGCTTTGAGTGGATTGATGGTCCACTACTAAAGGCCGCAGAAAATGGTGAAGTTATCTTCATTGACGAGATTGGTCTCATTGACCCAAAGGTCTTGTCTGTTGTTTATGGAGCGATGGACGGTCGCAAGGAAATCGTAGTAACTGCGAATCCGGAGCGCGGAGCAGTCGCTATCAAAGAAGGTTTCTATGTTGTAGCAGCGACTAACCCTAACGCTCCCGGCGTTCGACTTTCGGAAGCATTACTATCTCGCTTTACTATTCAAGCAGAGATGGCAACTGACTGGTCACTTGCTCGCACTCTACATGTTCCAACTGCGATTGTGACTTGCGCTCAAAACTTGAGCAAGAAGCAAAGTTCAGGTGAAGTTAGTTGGTCTCCACAGATGCGTGAGTTGCTCGCGTTCCGCGACATCGCAGGTGTCTTTGGTAACACATTCGCTGTATCAAACCTACTCGCCTCTGCACCAGAGATGGACCGACCTGTTGTGTCTGATGTCCTGTCTCGCGTGTTCGGTAGCGAGTGCAAGCCAGCGAGAATCTAACTCCCTTTAGGTTCTCGCTAGGGTGGGGTTGAGTCGCACTTGGTGTCGCGACTCCCCCACCCACCACTCAACTTGACACCATCATAGAACTACTGTAACTTTGGTCTTAGACACACAGACCCTTTTAGGGAAGGACAAGAAATGGCACATCTAGACACAGCAACAACAGAGCAAGGAACTCGTCACAATGAGTGGCTCACAGTTGGAGCACAGATTGGACAGCTCGTCAATGAGGCAGCAGGTCGCTACGACCTTGTAGGTCTTGCAGGACCTGTCGCCGGTAGTGGAGCACCAGCGTGTTTCAAGCCAGCGATTGCGGAAGTTGAAGTGAACACCACAGTCGCGTTCGGCGCAGGTACAACACCAGAGATGATTGGTGACATCAACCTACGCGAAACTCAATACGAGTTTCCAAAAGCAACTGGAGCAATTCTTCACGAAGCTTTTCACGCAAGATTCTCTGCTTGGGAACTTGTAGATGCTCAAGCAGTTCTCAAAGCAGACGAGTACGAAGCACTCGTGCTACTTGAAGAGACTCGCATTGAGAAGCAGGGTCTTGACCTTGACTACAAGAATCGCGTGTTCTTGCGTGCATCAGCACTTGAGATTGCACTAGGTGACATTGAGGCCGCCAAAGAAGCAAGTAGTGTTTCACAACTTGCACAGTTGGTTGGTCTGATTCACGGACGAGTGCTCGCCGGTATTCTTGAATTTGACGAAGTTGAAGAAGTCATAACATCTGTGAACTCCGCACTTGGTGAAGACATCGTTCGCCAACTCTCAACTATCTTGCGTAAGTTTCAATCACACTACAACAATTCAGATTTGACTGATGTCTACCCACTAGCAATCGAATGGGCACGAATCGTTCGCGAAGCAAAAGAAGAGCGTGGCGAAACTGATGGTGGTTCAGGTTCAGGTGCAGGTGCTGGAGAGATTGCAGAGATTCTTGAGAAGTTAGCAGAAGCAGCTGATGGAGTTTCTATCAAGAACTATGGCGAACTTTGTGACCAGCAAGAAAGCGAAGAGTGGGAGCAAGAAGTCAAAGAGCGTGCATCAGCATCTAAAGAACAGCACGAGCACGCAAGCGAAGCAGCAGAAGTATTTGGTAAAGGTACAGGACCTGCACCAGAGTCTTCAACAACAAGTCACCTGATTGAAACTCGCAAGCCTACAAGTAGCGAGCGTTCGGCAGCAGTTGTGGTTGCTCGTATGCTTGAGAAAGCAAAGTATCGTGAGCGCGATGCGATTGAGATTACCAGCGTACTTCCTCCCGGTCGTCTTCGCACAAAGGCTCTCGTCCAGCAAGCAGCACTTCGCGACAAGGGCATACACAAACCTGTTGAAGCTTTCCGCAAGACTGTACGCAAGCACACAGACGACCCAACTCTTTCTGTTGGTGTCTTGGTAGACATCTCTGGCTCAATGAACTCTGCGATGAACCCAATGGCAGTTACAGCGTGGGTAATGAGCGAAGCAGTAAAGCGTGTTCAAGGTCGCGCATCTATGGTCTACTTTGGTCAAGATGTATTTCCAACTCTCAAAGCCGGACAAAGCCTTGATGATGTGAATGTGTATTCCGCGACAGATGGCACAGAGAAGTTTGACAAAGCGTTCAAGGCTCTTGATGGCTCTCTCAACCTGCTACACGGAAATGGAGCACGATTGCTAGTTGTCGTCTCTGATGGCTGCTTTACAGGTAAAGAAGTCAAAGCGACACGCAAGTGGATTGCTAGATGTGAGCAAGCCGGAGTTGCGGTATTGTGGATACCGTTCGATGGTGGCTATCACGCACGGAAACTCTTGAGCGACTCAAAGGTGAAACCTTTAGTCGGAGTGAGTGACCCTGTTGAGGCCGCCACAGAAATCGGGCAAGCGTGCGCTAAGGCTCTTACTCAAGCAGGTGCTCGCAACTCATAACTGAATAACACAGACCCTTGTCGTCGGGTATCGTCCTTCCAGCGTGTGTCAGCCTTACGACAAGTTTTGGAAAAGCCTCTGCCAATCGGTGGGGGCTTTTTCTTTGGTCGGCGTGTTGTGATTTGACAAGATGTCAGGGGGAGCGTGTATGATAGGTACATAACACCTACAAGGGAGAAATTATGAAAAGACTTACAAAAGAATACGCAATCGTATTTGACGGCGACCGCTCAAACATTGTTCTATCGGACGGCGTGGAAGCGTATGTGACGGCGTACTTCTCGGAGCTGATTGACGATAGTCGCGCACGGTTGGTATCTTTTGACCGGAGCGAGATGACGGCGGTCTACTCATACGAACCAGCAGACTGCTTGGCGTGCTGTGAGACCGATGAAGACAACGGCGAGGACATCTGTACGAAGCACCAAGAGACGGTAGAACTTGAGTACCGGTCCGTTGATGTATGGACGGCGGTCTCATAACGGGACGGCTCTCGACTGGCGGTAAGAAGAGCAGGAAAAAAACTTGACGGCCAGCTTCTGAAGCAGTGGGGAAGTAAAACATAGGGCAACTGGTCCTACCGAATACGACCGGAAAATTGATTAGACGGCGAGAACCCAGACGAACGGTGTCTGGGTTTCTTTGTGTCCGGACCCAGATGACGGCGTGCTGTGTAGGAAAAAAACTTTGCGGCGTGCTTGTATGTAGCACTGAAGATGACGGAGTGCTAACGGGTGGGAAAAGATAAGTTCTAGATGCTGGGACTGAAGACCGGATTGCCGGGTAGTTACCGGGTAACTAGCTGCTCTAGCTGGTGGGGAAAAAATAATAAGCGGCTGAAGACTGGGTCGTCAGCTCCCAGGCGCAGCCGAAGAAAAGATAAGTTCCAGATGCTGATGACGCGCAGCTGGAAGATGGCCAAAAATTTTTTTCCCGTAGCTCGCAGCCGAAGCTTCGCCGCTTAGGAAAAGATAATTTCCCCGGTTCCCGGTTCCCAGGCAGCTCCGGATTTTCCAGCTGGTCAGGAAAAAAATTATGCGCCGCACAATCCAGATGCCAGCTGAGCTGACCAGGCCGATTTTTAATTTTATTTTGCGTTATCAAATTGTTATCAAAATAATCTCATTTGGATTTGCTTTTATCATAGAGGTACGCTATGTTTAGTTTTGTAAGTAAAACACTTACGACACCTAACAAGGGAGAAATGAAATGGGTCAATACCATTCACTTGTCAATGTAGACAAGAAAGAAATTGTCAATCCACACCTACTAGGTATGGGCGCAAAGCAATACGAACACACAGGGTTCATTGGTTCACTATCTGATGTTCTCTACACGCTCGTCACAACATCACCTGCTCGTGGTGGTGGCGACTACCCATTTACAGAAATTGCTGGTCGCTGGGTAGGCGACAGAGTTCTTGTAGTTGGCGACTACACAGAGGCAACAGATTTTCCAGAGTTCCCCAATCTGGCTGCTGAAACTCATAGTAGCGAAAGCCCCTTCACAGACATCTCCGAGATGTGTAATAAGGCGATGGAAGCAGTTCGGGCAAAATACTAATCAGGTCGGGGAAGCCTTGCGACACGCAGGGTTTCCCCCCGATTTGACAATGGAATAATAAGTCACTAATGTTTGTTATGTAAGATGAAGACACCAACAACAAGGGAGAAAAACATGTCAAAGACATTTGAGCAAGTTTGGGAAGATGTAAGAGCAGAGCTTGACGAAGCAAAGGGAATTGCTTTTGATGGTTGCCACAAGATTTACATTTTGATGGACCACGCACAGGTTCACGAGATGGCCGGCTATGGCTACGGAATTGACGACACACACCTAATCACAGAACAAAGTATGACCCCTGCGGAAATGCTGGTCACAATCAAGAAGTGGTACGAAGATTCTTGTGGTCTTGAGTTTGTCCAGTCAGTAGCAACTGTTGAGGGCGACCCTAACAAGGGGTTTGACAACATAATCCCACAGGGATACAGAGAAGAGTTCTGCCAACTATGTGGCGAGTTCGGTGCTAACTACGATGGAACTTGTGACGAGTGCGCCGAAGAACACGACCAAGACGAAGACGACGAATAAATTGTTCGGGGGTCGGCGACACGCTGACCCCCACTCAATTTGACAAGGAAACAATAAGTCAGTAATGTTTCTTATGTAAGACAAAATGACACAAACAAGGGAGAACAAAATGTCAGACACAATCGTAAACAGCGACACACGAGCTACTGCTCGCTACACGCTGGTACAAGCAATCCTAGAAGCCGACAATCGGGAAATAATTCTAGGTGCGCTAACTCAACTTGGCTACGAGTACGCAGTCACAGTTCAGGTTCGAGCAGAACAAAACGACAAAGAAAGCGCGGTGCGCTGGGCGCACGCTGCCAACGAAATTGGCACAATCTTGGCTTGCGCTGCCTACAACCTAGAAGACGAAGGGAACTAAAGAAATGACAAATGACAATTTTGCGGAAGAAGACCTACGCGCTCTACCAGATACCGTGCCAGATTATGTGGCACAACTGTTTGACCTGTCCGAGCAGATGCTACGCGCTGAGATGACAGGTTGGGCGGTAGAGGTGCGAGTAATCGCAAACTGCCTTGCTGAAGGCTTAGGGCTTTTTGAGTACGCAACTGACAATAATGCGGTGCTTGACTCCGTGTATGTCAATGGTGACTTGATTGACTATGACAAAAACGGTAATCCGTTGGAAGCAGACTAAGGGGATAATGATGGAAAAAAATCTTCCAGAGCGCATAAATGTGATGAAAGTTATTTCGTATGATGTTCAGAACATTATGGAAAGTATTGTTGCTATGAATAGCGACAGAGATTTTGACAGCATAACTTTAGAAGAAGTTATGGAACAGGTTGAGGCGTGGGTTCAAGAAGATTTCCCTGCCGACAGAATAAAGGATTTGATTATCCAAGACCAAGACGGAGAGGACATCTAATGCCATACACAATCACAGCAGTAAGCGATGAAGGGCGAGTAGCTTTGGGAGGCCCGAAGAAGGGCGAACCGGTTGAGCATCGCTGGGAAAAAAACTTTGATACCTTAGCCGAAGCGATTGAGGAATACGGCAAGTTCGTAGACCACGGTTTCGCTGCTTGGGAACGAGTCATAAGCATCATTGACACGCACGGCGAGGTTCTTGCCAGCAAGACGCTCGTAACACCGACAGATTGATGCGGTATGGCTACGCTACTGATTTCGTGGAACAAACATAATGAGCCGGTGACGGAGGCTACTGATGCTGCTTTCTATCGCGTCTACGGACACGACTTGGTAGGCACGGTCTTCTTGGACGGTGTGGAGTACGCGCACATTTATTGTGACGGCGAGATGCGGTTGTATCCAGCAGAAGACAATCCAGAACAGCAAGTGCTACGCGATTGTCTTGACCTAGCTGATGTTGGGATTTTGACTGACAAGCAACTCTTTGATGCGGTGGAAAAAAATTTATGGACCTGGGACATGAACCCCTGGTTTGATTTCTATTTAGCTGACGGAACGCATCTGGACATTGTGTGCGACACCATTGACGAGGCGGTTTCGGTCGCAGAGTTTATGGCAAATCAAGACGGCTCGGAAGAGGAAGAAATTTGATAACGAAATTGTTATCAAAATAATCTAGTTTCGGGTTGCGTCTGTCATAGATGTATGCTAGATTATTTCTTGTAAGGTGGTGAGAGTCACTCTCTAAGCTAGGCGGAGCAAGTGCCGAACAGATACCTGCTAAGACAGAGGTCAGACTTCCGAAGTCCACCGCGGCCACCTTACACTTACAACAAAGGGAGAAATACATGCACATTGGACACATCTTGTTAGTTGAGGCAGAGAGCCTTGACGAAGCAAAAGCAGAGGTGAACCACCGGCTAGACGAAGGATACTTTCGCTGGTCAGACTGGTCAGAAATCGGCGGTCGCTACATTGACTTTTATGTAGACGGCGACTCGCTACGGTACTCAGATAATCCTGAAAAGGCAGAGCAAGCGATTGCGACAGCCGAAGGTTTCCGTGAGGAGTGCTTAGAGCGTTACATTGACAGATGCGTAAAGGCTGGCATCACCATTGAGGGGCTTGATGTACCGAAGGATACAAAACAATCGTTTGATGTGTATCCGCTTTACAAGGCGGCACAGATTGCGACAGGGCTGAACTGCGAAGAAACTTATGTCTACGACATAACTTACTCAAGTCAAGAACTTGACGACTTCCGCAAGCGAGTTGCGGATAATCCAGAGAACCAATACCTAATCGTGGTGGACTTTCACCACTAAAACTCCCAGCGAATTGGGGTCGGGCATCAGCTCGGCCCCTTTTTGTTTGCGCCGGTCAGCTGGCTGCTGGTATGATGATGCTAGGAAAAAAATTATGGAGGTGTATCTCGTGCCGAAGAAGAAGAAGCCGCTTGACAAACTTGTCCGGTCGCGGGGAAACTATGTTCTCAACCAAAAATCATTTGTGTTTCTGGACCGGAGGACACGGAGAAATCGTGATAAAAGTTCCCAGCAGCGACACGCAATAAAAGAAAGTTCTGAATAATTAGGTATTTGTCATAGACCTATGCTAAAGTATCTACATAAGGGAAAAAGGAGAAACCCCATGAAGTGGAAAACAGTACGAAGCGTAGTAGACAACAAGGTACGCGGTTATGACAGCGTGGACTTAGTTGATGGTCGCTCAATCTCAATCAGTCGGTGGAACACCAAGTTGTACCCAGATTGCTGGTCGGTTCATCACCCACGCATTGAGGCGCACAAATTGGACAACAATCGGGCTTTCTTTAGCACTCTTGCTAAGGCAAAAGAGTTCGCAGAAACTCTCGTCCGGTCCTAGAAAAATAAATACCAAATAGACTTGACACGGCTCTATGATACGATTAGTATCGTAGATGTAAGACAAACACACAAACAAAAGGGAGAAAGAAATGACAAACACAATCACAATCAAGTTTGCGGCAGACCGGGTTCTGACTCAACAAGAGATTGACAATCTTGCTAACGCTCTTTACGCACAGGTACAAGAGCCAGCAGATGAGTTCGGTGATGATGAAACTTACACCACCAGCGACATCGAGATTGACTTAGAGGTGGAGGCATAATGAGTCGTGACTTGATAGTAAAAGGAAATGGTGCTTGTTGCGCCAACTGCGGCAAGTCTAAAGTTAGTCCGTTTGTTCTACTTGGCTACAAGGTTTGGGCTTGCGACTCAACTTGCGGTAGAGATGCGGTACACAAAACAATCTACGGAGCGAGAGTGTGATGAACAAAATTGAGATACCGGTCGGCACGACTTGCGAAAGTTGTGACGAGGTAGATGCCACAGTTGTAGATGACCATAGCGGTTGGCTATTAGCATCTTTTTACTGCGCGGATTGCGTGGAAAAAAGGCAAGATGCTTATGACCCAACACCTAGTTCGTATAGCATCATTGTTGAGAACGAATACGGAAGGGTGTTCTAATGAGGTGTCCTAAATGCGGTACTGAGCCGCACACGCCGGTACAAATACAACGCAAGGGCATGTGCCGCTGGTGCGAAGAAGAGGTAGCAGCGAAATGAGTTGGGAAAAAAATTTTAGTGATGTGCAGCCAGAAGATGTTGGTTCGGTCCTGGTTGCGGCTTCGGAAACAAATAAATACCAGCTCGGCGTTGATGCGGTAGAACTGGCGATAAAACACGGCTATGACATTGTTCTTGATGTGTGGAATCAAGACAAGCCAACCTTTCTTGCCGGACACGCCACACCTGAGATGCTTGATGACCTAAGCGTTGTTGTTGATTTCGCAATCCAATACCTTGAGGAAAAGTTGCCAGATGGTTTTTACCTTGATGCGGATACAAAAACAGGAATAGTTTTGCGACACGCCGACCACGATTTGACATTGGAATAGAAATAAGCAATAATGGTGTTATCACAAAGGGAGAGGTGAGAAAATGAACACAGTTTCATGCACTAAGTGCGCTAAAGAGATTGACCGTTTAGAGGTCTTTCCGAAGGGCGTATGCCTAGACTGTCACGCAGAAACCTTCGTAATGCCAACAGCAGACGAATTGGTTGCTATGTGGGGTGGCAAGGCGTAATTAAGATGTTGGGGGTGGGGCGAAAGTCTCACCCCCTACAAAAAAACCAAAATGACAAAATGACAAAAGGAGAAATGCCAGATGGCAAATTACTACGGCGTTACACGCAGCAATTATTTTGCGGTGAAGAATGAAGAAGAGTTCCGTGCGGAGATTGCGAATCTTCCGGTGGAGCTGATTGAGGCAAAAGAAGAAGGAAAAAAAGTTTTCGGATTCATTGACTCAGACTCAGATGGCGGCGGAGACATCTTCTCTCGCTGGAATGAAGAGACAGAAACACACGAAGAGGTTGATTGGGAGGCGTTCTTCCAAAAGCATCTCGCAGATGATTGGGTTGCCATCATTGTTTCTTCTGGCGCAGAAAAGCACCGATACATAAATGGTTTTGCGGTTGCTTACAACAACAAGGGCGAGAGTCGTTCGGTTGGTGTTGAGGACATCTACAGACTTTCTGAAGATTTAGGTTCTCGCCGGACTCACGCAAGTTATTAAAAAATAATAATTCAGGAGGGGTGGACTTGACAGTCTGCCCCTTCTGGGTTTATCATAGAGGTATCAGCTCAAACAAAGGAGAAAACAATGAGCAAGCAAGGGACAGCACTAATTTTAACCTCGATGATGCGGTCAGAAGAAAAGACATTCACCATTGGTGATTCATACCAGATGATACGAGATGCCGTTGATGGGTACATTGAGTGCGTACATCTACCATCTATTGGCGTTGACATGTGGTGTAACGAAGAAGGAAAACTTATCGGTCTTCCACAAAATGATTTCGCATCTTTATTCTTCCAAAAAGAATACGGCGTATTTGATTCCGTGCGTGGAGATGTTATCTTCACTGGTGGAGTAGACAAAGAAGGCGAAACTCTTGGGCTTACGGACACACAACTTGATGAACTAAAGAAACGGTTGGGGGTGTAATGATGAGGGACATTGAGCTCCGCCTGAGCGCGGAAAAAAAGTCATCTAGATGGGAACTCCAGGTGTATGACCCCAATGTCGCGCATCAGATTGGGCAGCAGGAAAAAAAGTTTGATAGTGTCGGCCACGCGGAAGTTTGGCTGGAAGTTTTCTCCAGCAGCAGCATTAAAGTTATGGACCTTGGAGCATCTACCGTTCTTCGTGCGCTTGCTCCGGCTGAAGACTTCAACCTTGAGAAAATACTTGCTGGATAAACTTGACACAAGCATCATAGAGGCGTATTATTTACTTATCGCAACAAGGCGATACTGAAGGGAGACTCACATGAGTGAGATTCAGACTGCGGAGAAGGTTGTTATCTCAAACAACTGCTCCTGCGAAAATGAAGACGGAAGTTACACAACTGAGTGTTTCGGCTGCTACGAAGATGCGGTGTACGAACTTGACCAACTAATGAAGAACTGGGTTGAGGCTCAAGGCAACGAACTCACCAACACAGTACGCATTGAGGGTTCGGCTATGGGTTGGACAAGAGCCGAAGGCTATGCCGTGGTTGAGTTTGACGAAGTGTTTAATGCGCTCAAACTTAATGGCGACTGGACGCTGACTCTCAAACTAGAAGGCGCAACGCTGACTGCGGTGCGTACCTCACACGACGAGCCAACTGGCGCGTCATTCACTTTCGCGTTCATTCCGGACGACGAGCAAGATTAACCCTTGCGCCCCCTGAAGAAAGCCCTCACCGAAAGGTGGGGGTTTTTCTTTGGCGTGTTCGGTTTGCTTTTTGTCGGTGGTTGGGTGTATGATGAGTTTATGAAGTTAGGGAAACTTCATAGAAGGAGAAACAAAGTGAACTACACGATAAGACTCACGCAGACAACTGCTTGGGAAGTAGAAGTCGAGGCAGATGACGAAGCACAAGCAATGGAACTTACAAAGGACTGGGGACGAGACGAACTCAGCGATGAAGAGATTGTGAGTAATTGTTGGGATACGGAAGTCCGATGATAAAAACAAAGCCAATTCAGATTCTTGGATTCACGGTTGAGTTAGAGATTACTCCACGAGAACTGCCGTTCATTGGTAGATTCTTCCGATAGATTCCAGAACAAGCCCCCTCTTCGGAGGGGGTTTTGTTTTGCCGGAGATGACGCGGCTCAGGAAAAGATAATTTGATGCAGCAGCAGCCAGAGCCCGGAAGGTTGGCCTGGGTGGGAAAAAAATTACTGCCAGATGCCGGGAAGGGGAAGCTGGTCTCGTCCGGAGAAAACGCATCTAGACACGCTGAAGAATAATGGATTTGACATAGGTATGATAAACGCGTACTATGTACTTATCGCAGTAATGCGAAACTAACAAGGGAGAACAAAATGAAGATGGAAACAACAACTTGCTACAAGTGCGACACTCAGATTGAGGCACTAGAGGGACAGGTACACCCATTGTGTGCCGATTGTGAAAAGTCGTTTGACAACTGGTTTGAGAAGACTCTTGCCGAAATGGGAATGGGGAACAAGTGAACACACAAGAAATTACTTACAGCAAGGAAATAAAGAAACTACTGAGTGGTCTTCGCCACCCAGCAACTCAACAGACACTAAAGAGTCGTGTGACATTACACCCTTTGGTATCTGACTGTATCTACATTGAGATTGCTGAGAACGCTGATGCTCAGATTACGGCTTATCACTTTGATGAGGAACAGGTTATTTACACGATTGAACTTTATGTAGATAATGTTGATGGGGACACGAAAGAAGTTTTCTCGTGGACTACCACGGACTGGAAAGAAATGCGGTCTAAGGTCCTAGAACTCAAGGCAGGGTTGTGATGGCTAAGAAGCATTACATCTTCCCTTGCTGCTGGAAGTGCGGAAAGCAATTCCGGATTGAGGAAAAAGACTACACGAATCACGCTTGTTGCGGTGATTGCTAGAACGGAAGAAGTCTGAAGACTGAGCCGCGCCTCCTTGCGGCTTAGTCTCAGATGGGACTCATCACAGGAAAAAAATTTGTGATAGAGTTTCAATGTCTGTCGAGCCGGGTTTTCTCCCTTCTCCCAGAGCTCCAGACAAACTGGATGAGGCCACCCCTTTCCTCATCCTCCGGATGCGTCACCTTACTCCCTTTCGGTGGCGCATCCTTTTTTATTAAATTGTTATCAAATGAACTTGACATACATCTATGATGAGCATAGTATGTAGTTATGAAGTTAAGGGAACTTCATAGAAGGAGAACTCAAATGAGTCAGGACGCTTTTTACAACAAGTACTACAAGGCACTAGAAGGAGCAACGATTCTCAAATTCGTTGAGATGCGTGGAGATGAGTTTGGTGGCAAATCATTCCCAGTATTCTCAGTTATGTTTTCTGATGGTTCAGTAAACGAAGTTGAGGTTTCTCAAGATGAGGAAGGTAATGGCGGAGGTTTCTTGTTCGGACTCCCAGTACCTGCCTAACCCATAAGCCGAAAGCCCTCCACTACTCCTTAGGGTGGGGGGCTTTCTTATGCCCAAATAGCCTTCGCTAGGGTGCGGTAATCTCAGGGTATGAAAAGATTAGAAATCCTTCAGCACGAATACCACGAGAACAAAAGTGGTGAACCCTTCGTCGTTGCCATCGTAGAAGATGTAGAACACAACGACACAAAACTTATTATTATGTTTGAGGACGATGGTTATACTGCGGTTCTCTCTCTTGACCAAATCATAGATGAAGAAGACATCTCGGAGAAGACGAACAGTTGGAACGCTGGCAAGTATGAAGAACGACTCCGGAACTTTCTTTGGAGCGAAGAAGGCGACAATTACTCAATTGAGTATTAGGAAGAACTAATGACAACGATTGTTGGGATACAAGGAGATGGGTTTGCCGTTATTGGCTACGACTCTCGCGTATCCGGAGAAAACGGTCGTATTTATGTTTTGCCAAAAGACACCGGCAAGGTTGTGCGGAACGGAAATTATCTTTTAGGAGCAGCTGGGGACTTACGAGCGATAAATCTTCTGGCCGACATTGAGCTGCCGGACCCAGAAGAACTCGTGGGAAAAAAATTAGATAAGTTCTTCTCCACCCAGGTCGTGCCGCGCATCCGGACGCACTTTGAGCGACATGGTTACGGTCGTGATGGTAGCCAGAGTTCTGACATCTTGGTGTGTATCTCTGGAATTATCTATGAAATCGCAGAAAACTATGACTGGAACAGGGATGCGTTTGGCATCTACGGTGTAGGAAGTGGTTCTGATTACGCAGTTGGAGCATTACATACATTAGTTGATGGCGACATAACAGTTGATGCGGCTAAGCTTTGGATTAAAGCTGCGATGAAGATTGCGCTGCGGCTTGACTCCGGAAGCGGCAACCCGGTAAACATTGTCGTCCAGCAGAACAGCTAATAATTTTTTTCCTACTTCCGGGCGCGGCGACTTGACATCCCGGACAAAGCTGCTAAGCTTGTCTGCATGGGAACATTTGTATCTTTATTTGCCGGAGTAGGTGGCTTTGACCTCGGTCTTGAGTCTGGAGGACACACTTGTGTCGGTCAGGTTGAGATTGACCCGAAGTGCCTTGCGGTATTGGAAAAGCATTGGCCAGATGTGTCAAAGCATAATGATGTAGTAACAGCAAAGGAATGGGCTAATGAGCAAAACATCATCGGAAAAGTTGACATTGTCTGCGGAGGATTTCCGTGCCAAGACGTTAGCGTTGCAGGAAAAAGGGCTGGACTGGCTGGCGCAAGGACTGGACTATTCTTTGATGCACTCTCTTTCGCAACGCACGTCAAAGCAAAAACTCTCATCTTGGAGAATGTCCCAGGACTTTTATCAAGCAACAACGGACGCGATTTCGGAGTCGTCCTCACTAGTCTGGCCGACGCAGGGTATAGCGACATCCAATGGCGTGTTCTTGATTCGCAATTCTTCGGAGTCCCCCAACGCCGTCGTCGAGTCTTCATTGTCGCAAGTACTCCAGACGGAAGTTTCCCCGAAGTACTCTTTGAGCGCGAAAGCCTCGGAGGGAATCATCCGGAGAGCGGAACGCAGGGGCAAGACTCTACCGGAAGCACTGAAGAACGCGCTGCAAGCAGTGGTGGACGCGGCGAAGACCAGCGAGTAGGAAACTTTGAACTCTGGACTTTTCCAGAAGAAGCAGTAACACCAGCGTTATCAGCTCGTCGTTCCGGTGACATGCTGAACTACCAGCAGCCTGAGTAGGAAAAAATGTTAAGCTGGTTCGTGAAGACGATTCGGTCTGGTGCGCGAGCTGCTGATGGAAGCCTTCCAGCTGATGTTTGGACTGAAGGAGTTGTTCATCCAACTCTGAACTTGTTTGATGTTGGAGATACAAGGGCGGTTACATTGGTAATTCACTGGAAGCCGATTGACGAAGGGGTCGTTGGACCTTTAACAACTGGGATGGATTCACCACGCGGTTCTGAAACATCTGACTCAAAGCATCTTGTGATTGGAGAAGAAGTGCCGACATACCCTATTGACACTCGTAATGCTCTTCGTGACCCAGATAAGAAAGATGCGATGAACAGGCAAGGTCTTGGTGTTGGAGAAGATGGTGACCCATCACCAACATTGACAAGTCTTTTCGTACCAGCAGTAATTTCTACGGAGGAAGCAGAAGTGAGTAGCGTATTTCCCATCCAGAACACAGTGATTGGTCGTAAGGACACAGCCGGACCTCAGGGTCGTGGGCACGGAGATGCGGATGGACCGATGTTCACTCTTGACACCGGGGGAGGTCACGCAGTGGCCGTAGCTGAAGAGGAAAAAAATTTGGAACCAGCGGCTTACGATGAGTTTAATGATTCAATTTCCCCGGTACATCACACGCTGCGTGCCGGAACAAAGCAGTCAACTGGGGTTTTTGCCAGCGTAGTTCGCCGGCTCACCCCGGTAGAGTGCGAGCGGCTACAAGGATTTCCAGATGACTGGACAATGGCTGATGCCAAAACAGTTGATTCGCATCGTTACAAGCAGATGGGTAATGCGGTTACAGTAAATGTGATTGGGTGGATTGGCTCTCGCCTCTGATGGAGAAGCCTTTCCCCACCATCATTGCTGGGTTGTCGCATCGCGGAGGAACGACTCAGGATGCTTATGTCTTTGCTCTCATAGATGCTCTTGACCAAGTACGCCGTGTCACCCCTCCTGAGTGCGAGAAGTTACAAGGATTTCCTGAAGGCTGGACTGACCAACACTCAGATACAACTCGCTACCATCAGATTGGTAATGCGGTAACAGTAAATGTCAGCAGTTGGATTGGTAGAAGGCTCAGATGATTGTCAAATACCCTGAAGAGGTAGTAGGAACTATTACCACAGCCTTCGGTGCGAAGAACTACTCAAACCACCAAGAACTGATGGAAGGGAGCGTTGTTGTGTTAGAGAACGATGTTCGTCGTCTGTCACCGGAGGAGTGTGAACTCCTACAAGGATTCCCTTCTGGTTGGACTTGGATAAGTGCAGACGAGCCTCGGTACAAACAAATGGGCAATGCGGTAACAGTTAATGTTATTAAATGGATTGGTGGAAGATTATGATTCTTTACGACGCAACACGAAATGAAGACCATCGTGAATACCACGACCTTTCTCCAACAGCCACGGCTCGCTGGGGCACCGGGGGAAACAATGTTCCGTTCCTGGTTGATGCCGGAACAGCTCGCCGCCTGAGCCCGGAGGAAGTTGAGCTGCTCCAGGGGTTCCCGGTTGGTTGGACAGCTCCAGCAGCAGTATCTACCCGGTACAAACAGCTCGGAAACGCAGTTACGGTCAATGTAATTGGTTGGATTGCTGGAAAAATTGATGTCTGAGGAAGAAATAATAGCGTTTAGTCACACTCAGGGGCTAGATTGTCAGCCATCTAACGAAAACTTTCCAACTTTGCGTTCCGGAGGCGGCGGACATGCGGTGATGGTAGCAGCTCCGATTCAGGATGGTAGAGAGATGGAAAAAAACCAGAACGGCCTTGGCGTAGCATCACCGGGCTCACCAAGTTACACGCTGGATTCAACCGGAGCACAGGCAGTTGCTACTTGGTGGGACGGCGGCCAAATCAGCCAGACGCTTGATGCCGTGCTTGCTAAAGGTCAAACTATGCCAGATAAGAATCGTTTCCCTGCGGTGATTCAAGAAAGCAGGGTTCGCCGGCTGACACCAATTGAAGCGGAGCGTCTTCAGGGATTCCCCGATAACTGGACAGACCTACACGCTGATACAAACAGGTACAAGCAAATGGGTAATGCCGTGACAGTTGATGTCGTGGCTTGGATTGCGTCACGCCTCTAAACAAGAAAGCCCCACCCTTTCGGGTGAGGCTCACTTGGGGATTTATTTATTCGTCTTCGTCATCTTCTTCAGGAGCATCTGAACAAGTTACGCGAGTCCAATAAACGATTGTGTCGTAGCCCATTGAATCGGTTCGGCTATTGCTGAGTAGTTCCTTGCGGAGTTCTTCGTCCTCAACCGTTTCAGCGATTGCTGCGCCAAGTTCTAGCAGGTCACTAGCAACGATTCCTACGCAAACATTGCCGTACATTCCGCGACCTGAGTAATCAGCGCGAGCATCGCCATTAACTTCCTGAGCGATTTCTTCTAGCAGGTCTAGTGAGATTGTGTATGTCATCTCGGTTCTCCCTTATGAGTTTTATGAAGCCTCCCTGACTTCATACCTCTATCATACGCTTATTAGGGTAGGTGTCAAGTTGAAATGATGTGATTTAGATAACAATTTGATAACGCTAGAAAACCTTTATGACACGCCATAAAATCATTAACTTGACATTGTGCAGGAAGGTCTGTATCTTTAGATTATCACCAAACGGTGACCTTCCCCAAAGGAGACGAAATGACAACTGCAACACACGAACCAATCCGCTTGACTCGCCGTGGACGAATCGTTCGCGCAATCCTAGTTACGGTATTAGCACTTGCTGTATTTAATTGGGTAGACGCAAAGATGACACCAGCAGAGTGCAAAGTACCTGCTAGTCAGATGTCACAAGGCTGTAAGGACTTGCTGTACCCATAATGCTGAGAGTAACAATAGAACTTGTGCCGTTCGGCGATGAGCGATACGCAAAGCCCATCGCCGAACTGTTCATCGCAAACACAGGCGGTGGCAACAACGAGGTAGCAAACTACGAAATGGTTGGCTATCACAAGTCCCCTGATAGGGGAGAGATACTTACATCAAAGGTCTACAACTTCAGCCGTGATGCCGGAGCGATACAACTGCTTGGTCAAATCCTGAAGAGGATGAAGACTGGAGAGCCAGAAATGAAAACCAGATTAACAAACGAACTCAGAAAGAGAGTGAAGATGCTGCGATGATTAGTAAAAAAATTTCAACGCAAGCAGCCGAGCTGTATCAATCCGGAATGTCGGTAGATGCAGTTGCGGCTGAACTAGATGTTGCTTACCGGACAGCCCGGAAAGCAATCAAGAGTACGGGAACTGAACTCCGGAACTCATCAGAAAGACTCGTTGGTCGTACTCGACCACACAGAAAGGTAAAAGGATGAACAATCCAAACATTATCTGGACTGCGGTTATCGCTACAGTCCTTGGCTTGGGAAGTTTAATTGCTTCTTTAGCAGGAAATGACTCGTTGGCGTTGTCAATGGGACTTACATCAATCACATCTGCTCTGCTTGCAGGACGAGAATAACAAGAAAAAGGAACACTTTATGTGGCTATTCACAGAGACAGGATTCGTTAGCGCAGTCTGCGAATCAAAAGACAGCAACACAATGGCAGTACGCTCACGCGACAAGCAGTCGCTAGAGGGACTTGCTCTCATCTCAGGTACGGAAATCCTAGAACTTCCCAATCGTGATTACCCCTACAGGGTCATCGTGTCAAAGGAAATCCTCACGGACTGGATGACCAGCACAATCTCCGATGCAGGGTACACGAACTTCAAATCACGCATCTATCAAACTCGCGGTGAGAAGTTTGAACACGCACTTCACGATGTGTGGGCAACGATGCACAAGGTGACTGATACGGCGAAAGCAAAGGCTAGGTCTCTCTATTACTGAGAGACCTTCCTGCACTTTCTGTGGTAAAGTTGATACACAATGACGTACACCACAGAACGGATTAGACAAGTCGCCATAAGGCTGACACAGACCCTGCCCCCAATCAAAGGAACATTCCAATGAACCAGCAGAAAGATACGCCAAACAAACTATCCAAGATACTTCTTGGAGGTGTACTTCTATCCATAATAACAACTCAAGTCGGACAATCACTGCCTTCGCCGGCAGCGGCTGAACACAAGACTGCAGCACCTTCCGCAACTGCGGCTAAGGCAAAAAAGAAAGCACCAACAGTCCTTGACAAACTCTCCGGAGCAAAGCGGCTTACCGACAAGCAACTCGTACAACTCCTCTACGCAACTGGCTTCAGAGGCAACTCCCTTCGTACTGCGTGGGCAATTGCCAAGCGTGAATCAGGTGGTCGCCCAACTGCGTACAACGGTAACTCAGGAACTGGAGATAATTCATACGGGTTGTTCCAAATCAACATGATTGGCAATCTTGGTCCATCTCGCCGTGCAACATTCCACATCAAATCAAACAATGAGTTACTCAACCCAGTCGTTGCGGCTCGTGCGGCGTACCAGATGTCCGGAGGCGGCAAGAACTGGTCAGCTTGGGACATTGATAGCAACGGGTACAATGGTGGAGTACACAGGTCGTCCTACCTAAGATGGTTGGCGAAATACCCAGGAAGTAGTTAAAAAATGCCAGTAGACATTAAAGAGTTTGATGACCCAGAGTGGGCAAAAGAACTTTTAACAGAAGAGACTGCGGCTGAAGAAGATGCAGCCCAGGAGCCAGTGAAGGCTGCAAGCAGCAGGAAAAAAATTACTGAGACCCCAGCAGTTGAAGAGGAAGTTGCCGCTGCTGCTGCAGAACCTGAGGCCCCAGCTGAGGTCTTACCGGTAGAAGAAGTAACAGTTGTTGATGTTGCTCAGGAAGTTATCGTCCCAACAATTGCTGTAAATAAAGACTCAGGCTTCACTATCCACCTCGCATAATTAAATAAATCTAGCGTCTCAGCACTTAGTGCTACGAGTAAAATCGTAGTGCTGAGTGCTGAAATGTTTTCAGCATCAGGTGTGACTCTTGGAAGGACGACACCTATGGCACTAAATAAACTGCGTCAAGTATTGCTTCGTATCGTTGCTGTATTTGCTGCATCAGGACTATCTATTGTTGGAGCCGGAACGATTGCTGGAGTTGAACTTTGGCAAGCGATTATGATTGCTGGAGTAGGTGGAGTTGCTACTGTAATAGAAGGACTCTCTCGTGCTTACCTTCAGGACGGCGAACTATCTGAAGATGAGATTGATGAAGTATTTGCTTCAGTAGATAAGAAGAAACCTTCTCGTTCTACGAGTGAGTAATACAACGCACATAAAGAAAGCCCCCTTACCTGAAGCGGTAGGGGGGCTTTTCTTAAAGTTTATTAGTACTTATTGACTACTTCATCTGCGACCATTCCACCGATTGCGGATAGTGCCAAACCTACAATTAGTAGGAAGATGCTTGTATCGTGGTGACCAATGTCGTAGATACCATCTTCACCGAATAACCAATTGTCTGTCATTCTTTCCCAAGTTGCTACTGTCGCACCAATTACTAGACTCGCAAGTCCTACGAATGTTGCTACTGCTTCGCGGTAAAGGCTTAGTGTTTCCATCGTGATTTACTCCCTGTTTCTTAACGCTCCCTGCGTTATGTATCTAGTTAATCATCTATCATAGAACTTGTCAAGTCCATTTAGAAATTATTTTCTTCGGCGTGTCTAACATAAGAAAACCCCCCTGCCGTAAGGCAGAGGGGCTGTCTGGAGTCTAAAACTAGACTAACTCAAAACTATCTAGAGTTGGCTTAGGTTCCATAGTCTCCCATAGGTTGTAGTGGCTTGCTAGAATCTCAAGTGCCTTAGCGTACGAGTGGCACTCAAAGGTGTAAGCCGTACCATCTACGGTGATAACTAGTGAATTGAACATTGTAACCCCTTAAGGTTATTAAGCCTCGCCCCTTGCTTGGCTTATGTATCTATCTAATCATCATCATAGAGGATTGTCAAGTCGTAGGCGTGTGAGGTGTGTCACACTCTCAAGGTGCTTGCGGTGTGCTTGCGATTTGCTCACGAGATTTGCGGAAAAGATAACTTGACTTCAGCAGCCCGGTCAGCTGACCCGGACGCAGCCCGGCTGCTGCAGCCCGGCACCCGGCTTGCGGCGCAGCAAGCAGCAGGAAAAAAATTTCTGACATGTGCCCGGCTGGAACCCAGAACCAGGAACCCGGCGGCTTGCGCCTTGGCCGACTCGCTGCTTGCCGGTCAGCTTCGCTAGTTACCAGCACTCACGCTCCTGCGGTGTTGTGACTCACTCACCCACTCTGTTTGTCTGCGGTGTTACCACACACGCGAACACATCTGCCCTCCGTCTGCCGTCAGGTGTAAGAGGGCAAGAAAGAACCCCCCTCACCTTGCGGTGAGAGGGGCTAACTCTGTCTACGGTCTTAGCAACGGCAGTGGTCTTGACCTACACAGACACAGCCTGTGTACTCAAGGCTTACGGTGTTCTCGTATTGGCACTTCTCGCAATCAACCTCTGCGGTGTTGCTTGTTGCCCAAACGCTTGTCTCAATGTCCTCATTCTCGTGTCCACACTCTTCATTTGAGCAGGTGAACGATACGGTGACATCTGCGGTGTCAGGTTCATCGTAGTAACCCATTTGCTTCTCCCTTGCTAGTAACCGCCCCTTGCGGTGTCTATGTATCTATTAGACACCCATTAGTCTGCGGTGTCAAGTCCATTTGAGATTTATTTATCTTGGCGTGTCGGGGCAATAAGTAACCCCCCTAACTCTCGCTAGGGGGGTTGCTTGCGGTGTTACTTAGTAGATGTAGGTGTCTACTAATTCATCTATCGCCATTGCGGTAGGCACTAGGAATAGTGTGCCAAACGCTAGTGCTAGGTAGCCACAGATACCGTAGGTATCGTAACCCTCGCCCCATACAGGTGCGGTGGCTAGGTAAGCCCAATTAGCAACTACGGTTGCGATTAAGATTAGTTCAAGAACGATGAATGATACTGTGCCTACGGTGTAGGTCTTTAGTGTGTCTAGTAAATCGTACATTTTGTACTCCCTTTGTCTTAGCACCTAGCCCCTCGCTCTGTGCTTATGCTATAAGTATTACATACGGTTAAGGGCTTGTCAAGTCAATTCTAAAAATAAATTTTATAGGCGTGTCGCCCTTTATTCTCAAGGGTTTTAAGTCCCTGTCCAGCGTGTCGCTTGCGGTGTTGCTTGCGGTGTTGCTATCTAAATAAGTAACCCCCTGACCTTGCGGTCAAGGGGTTGCCTTAGTGTCTGCGGTTGCCTAGCCCAGTCGGTTGCCATAGATGAGAGAGTAGAACTCCAACTTCATAGGTATTTCACACTCAACTGACAGAACTTCTACGCCTTTAACTAAGTCAAGTGCTTTATCTTGTGCCTGTGACTCGTCATTTGCCTGTACACGACAGAAATCTCCGTCAATGAACTTGACCTTGTACCAATTCATTTGCTTCTCCCTTGTTAGAACTAGCACAACCCCTTGTGCTATCTCTATTAGACACCCATTTGACCCCCTTGTCAAGTCAAACGCTGGACTTATTTGGGCGTGTCTTAGCCTCTTTAACTTCGCCTTGACCTTTGCTTGCTTCTCCTCACTCACTTGACAAGCACACACAAGCACACACGCACAAGCACACACTCAAGCACACAAGCACACCCACCTAGTCACTCAAGCACACACGCACAATCACCTTGACCAACTCACCTGACTCACCTCAACAATAACCTAAGCACACACTCAAGCACACACTCAAGCACAACACACAACATCAGCTGACCCTCAGCTGACTCTGACCCAGACCCCGGACGCAACCAGAGCAAGCAAGCAGCAGCAAGAACCATTCAAAAAGAGGAAACGATTTGCGACACTCCCGACTGCGAGCGTAGCCGACTCGCAGGCCAAATCCAAAAATAGTAAAGGTTCACTCTTTTTCCATTTCCGTACGAAATCCCTCGGCCTCTTCGGATATATACTCTTATTAGCAAAGGAGTACGATTTGGCTTCAAGCAAGTACGACCATCTTTGGTTTTGCGACTGGTGCGGAAAACATTACGTTGTTCCGTCTCTTGCGAGAGACTGTGAAGATAAACACTTACAAGAAAACACTGTACAATAGAACCATGCTTCCAGATGATGAACTCAAGTATCTGAACTCGCTAGAAAACCCCTCAGCACGCCTGAGAGCCTTACACGAGGCTGGGTGGTCTCTTTCCACTCTTGCATCCTCTATAACGCCTCCACGCCCTAAATCTAGCCTCTACTACCAAGTCAAGAACGCCCCTTCTTCTGACCTTTCCCGACCCATTCCTTCTCCTCCGCTTCCAGCCCTTCCAGTTCGGTCTATTTCCCCCCAAGTATCAAGCAAAAATGCTGAAGAATTGGCTCGTCTTTCCGCTCTTGCGAGGAACTGTAGGTCTAGGACTCCTCCGTCTTCTCCATACCGAGTAGCAAACAACAAACTTACTGATTTAGCCGTTTCTTTATACCTTCAAGGCGTTCCAGTCGCTGCAGTTGCCAAGGCTGCTAAGGTTTCGGCTCGTGCTATGTTTCGCCGAGTAAGCAGGGGGTTAGGAAATGTCAAGTAAAATTGACAAAGTTGTCCTGATTTGGCTCAATCCTGACCGAACACATCACTCACAGGCTCGTCTTCTTCAGACTTTCTCCACCCCATCATCTACCCCTACCCCCTTTTGCTTCAACCTTGAAGACATTAAGGCCTCAAAAATCGCATCTGATGCGTTTTTTACTCATTCCGAGCAAGATTTTATTGATTTTTTACCAAAATCTACAAAAAATACCCCTTTAGTAGTGTCAACCGCTCTTGCAGAAGAAATTCTCGGCTGGAAGGTTTTTCAACCCTCAAAGTACGCAGGT